GAAGAGTCAGTAATCATACACCATCATTATTTGGTCAATACCTATTATATACAATCAGGACTAAATGTCAATAGCTAAACCTCAAGTAGAATTTGAAAATTTTAAGAGTTACAACGGTAACCCGTTATTAAAACGTAGCTCTGTTAATATAAAATGGACACCTGACATCATAGCTGAGTATGTCAAGTGTTCACAAGATCCGATATACTTCTGTCGCACGTATATGAAAATCGTGAACGTCGACCGTGGCTTAATACCATTTGAACTCTATGACTATCAAGTAGATATGATGAATGCGATGGTGAACGAGAGTCGTGTCATCATAACTACTTCACGCCAGGCTGGTAAGTCCACTACCACATGTGCTTTCATTTTATGGTATGTGTTATTCAGTGAAAGCAAGACTGTAGCTTTGCTAGCTAACAAAGGTGAAACAGCCCGAGAAATCTTGGGCAAGATTCAGTTAGCATACCAGCATCTACCAAAATGGTTGCAACAGGGTGTGGTCGAGTGGAACAAGGGTTCATTTGAGCTAGAAAACGGTTCAAGAGTCATAGCTGCAGCTACTTCTTCAGACTCCATCCGTGGTTACTCGATCAATCTATTATTTATTGATGAAGCAGCATTCGTTGAGAACTTTGATGTATTCTTTACTTCTACTTACCCGACCATTTCATCTGGTGAAACTACAAAAGTCATCCTTGTTAGTACACCAAAAGGTCTGAACCATCATTACCACATATGGACTAATGCTGTGTCTGGTAGAAATGGTTACAAACCTATCATGGTCAGATGGGCACAGGTACCAGGCAGAAACGAAAAGTGGAAGCAAGACACACTTGCCTCACTCAACTTTGATATGGAGAAATTTAATCAAGAGTATGAGTGTGAGTTTCTTGGCAGCTCGGGTACACTGATAGCAGGTTGGAGATTAAAGCAACTAGAAGCTACTATACCTATCCATACAAATAATGGATTATCCGTATTTGAACACCCAGTCAATGGTCACGTATACATCTGTGTGGCTGACGTCTCACGTGGTAAGGGCTTAGACCACTCAGCTTTTAGTATTATAGACGTGACAACAATGCCATACAAGCAAGTGTGTACTTACAGAAATAACTTCATCACACCGATAGATTACGCGGAGATCATATATCGTATAGCTAAGTCATACAATAGAGCTGCTGTACTAGTAGAAATTAATGATATAGGAGAGCAGATCTCTACCTCCCTGCAGTTTGATTTTGAGTATGATAACTTGTTATATACTGAACATGCAGGGCGTGGTGGCAAAAAGATTTCAGCGGGATTTGGTCCAAATGCAGATAAAGGTATTAGGACTACAAAGACAGTAAAGTCAGTGGGATGTTCTATATTAAAGTTACTTATTGAGCAAAGTCAAATAGTTATAAACGATAAGTACACGATCTCTGAATTGTCTACATTTTCAAAGAAAGGTGTTTCTTACGAGGCGGAACCAGGTAACCATGACGACATGGTCATGGGACTAGTCTTGTTTTCTTGGCTTAGTGATCAAGCTTACTTTAAAGACTTGACTGACATAAACACTCTAGCTAGACTAAGAGACAAGTCAGAAGATGACATAGAGAATGAATTACTTCCATTTGGATTCATAGATGATGGTAGAGACGATGATGATATCATTGATATGAGTAATCCTCCTAGGTCTTGGATGTTTAGTTCAGACGAACGGTTTTAATAAATACTATAATAGATTTGATCGTATTTGTCATGATTCTCACCGTGATGGTCAAGAGTGTTTAATTTATAAATACACCGAGCAAATTCCCGCAATCTCTTGAAAGGAGAAAATCATGGCGATACTAGTAAGTCCCGGTGTGAACGTTTCTGAAGTTGACTTAACCACAGTCGTTCCAGGCGTTTCCACATCAGTAGGTGCTTTTGCCGGCATCTTTCGTTGGGGTCCAGTTGGTGAAAGAATTCTTGTCGATAACGAAAATACATTAGTAGCTCGTTTCGGTAAGCCAACTTCACTTAACCCCGAAACATTCTTGACAGCAGCTAGCTACCTTAGCTATGCTTCTGCTCTATTTGTTGTTCGTGCAGCTAACACAACTACCGGTGATGCTAATTCAGCTCTGAATGCTATCGCTAATACAGCTTCAGCAAACGTAGCTAACTGTGTAGTAAAGAATCAAACAGACTATGATGCACGTGCAAGTTTTGAATCTGGTGCTCTATACGTCGCTAAGTATCCTGGTGACCTAGGTAACTCACTCCGCGTATCAGTCTGTGATTCTGCAAATGCTTTTACTTCTACACTTGACTTAGCTGGTGCAGAAAGCAGCAACAATATCACTGGTTCTTTCAGCATCACCATTGGTTCAAACTCTGCTACTCTATCATTTGATTCAGACAATGCTGATGATGCTGCAAACACTTACGCTAATACTATTGCAGCAGCTCTTTCCGTCGGTGATGCAATAAAAGTTGGTAACTCTTCTATTGGCACACAATACCTCACTATTTCTGCTATTAGTACACCAAGCGTATCATCAAATCTAGCTTCTTTCACTGTTTCATTCCTTGACAAGTACACATTAGCTACTGACTATGTTGCTAACACTACTGTTAATGGCAGCAATACAGTGGTTGGTGTGACTCGTTATTGGGAACATCATGGCTTAGTTTCCGGCGCTCCTACTACTTCTCAGTACGTGGCTGCTTCTGGCAACTCAGCTGCTGTTGATACTCTACACGTAGTAGTGACTGACCAAGACGGTAAGTTCACTGGTGTTCCAGGACAAGTACTAGAAGTTTATCAGGGTCTATCTCGCGCTACAGACGCTAAGAACTCTGATGGTTCTACTAACTATTACAAGAGCGTGATCAATAATCGTTCACAATACATCTGGTGGGCAAATGATCGTACCGGTGCAGTATCTAATACAGCCACTAACGTGGTTACATCTTCTAATGCTAAGCCAACTAGATTAGACTTTGCTGGTGGTCAAGACGGTTACTCAGAGAGCTCAGCAACTCTCGGTGTATTAGCTTCTGCTTATGACCTATATAAGTCCGCCGAAGCTGTGAACATCGGTCTAATCATCACCGGTAAGCCAGTCGGTGGTTCTACCACTGTAAATGGTCAAACAGTTTCTAAGTTCCAACTTGCTAACTATGTAATTGATAACATTGCTAGTGTTCGTAAAGACTGCATTGTGTTTGTATCTCCAGATGATGGTGTTGTTACTTCTAACCCAGGTTCAGAAGCTCAATCTATTGTTAACTGGCGTGGTGCTGTGACTGATACTACATATGCTGTGATTGACTCTGGTTATAAGTACATGTATGATCGTTACAATGACGTGTATCGTTACATTCCACTAAACGGTGACATCGCTGGTCTCTGTGCTCGCACCGATCAGACTAATGACGCTTGGTGGTCTCCGGCTGGTCTGACACGCGGTCAGATCAAAAACGTCGTGAAGCTTCGTTTCAATCCTAACCAAGCTGAGCGTGACTTAATCTATACTAATGCCATTAACCCAGTGGTTTCATTCACCGGTCAAGGTACATTCCTCTATGGTGATAGAACTGCTACTTCTAAGCCATCTGCTTTCGACCGTATCAACGTCCGCAGACTCTTCATTGTTCTTGAGAAAGCTATCTCTGACGTTGCAAAAACTACACTATTTGAGTTCAATGATGACTTCACAAGAACTCAATTCAGAAACATTATCAACCCATACCTGCGTGAAGTTCAGGGTCGCAGAGGCATCACAGACTTCCTAGTCGTGTGTGACGCTACCAACAACACTCCTGAAGTTATTGATCGTAACGAGTTTCGTGGTGATATCTATATCAAGCCAAACCGCTCCATCAACTTCATCCAGTTGAATTTTGTTGCGGTTCGTAGCGGTGTAGAGTTTAGCACAGTCATCGGTCGATAAATAGAATAAATTATAACAAGGAGTTATAAAAATGGCTTTTGATATTAATAACTTTAAAGCTAATGGTTTAACAAGAGGGGGTGCTCGCCCCTCTCTCTTTCGTGTAGAGATGTCTTTACCACCCGGTGTTACTAATGCTCTTTCAAAATTTACATTTACGTGCAGAGCATCTTCTGTCCCTGCTTCTTCTATTGCACCAGTAGAAGTACCATATTTTGGTAGAAAAATTAAATTAGCTGGTGACAGATCATTTGCAGATTGGTCTGTTACAATTATGAATGATGAAGATTTTGACGTTAGATCAATGTTTGAAGAATGGTCTTTTAATATTAATACATATGAAGACAATATTAAACGCAGTGAACGTAATGTATATAAAGCAGCTGATGCTGTAGTAACACAATACGGTAAAATTGGTGTAACTAATCCCATTGCAGCATACACCTTTGTAGGCTTATTTCCATTAGAAATTTCAGCAATGGAATTGGATTGGGATTCAACAAATACTATTCAAACATTTAATGTTACATTTGCATATGATTCCTGGTAGACAATTAGGAAGAACAAGAACTGATGTTAATCTTGGTGCTGGTCAAGGTGCTGGTACAATTGTACTCGGTGATGCCCCCACTTAATATAAAGTAATTACATATCATGAGATTATTTGGTTTTGAGTTTGTTCGAAAGACGGAACCTGAGGTAGCACCATCATTTGCTGTAAGAGAGCAAGATGATGGTGCTGTCATGGTTGCTGCCGGCGGTGCTTTTGGGACTTACGTAGATCTAGACGGCACTGTTCGAACAGAAGCAGAACTGGTGACAAAGTATCGTGAAATGTCACTTCAACCCGAGATCGACTCCGCTATCGACGAGATAGTTAACGAGTCGATCTCGATTGATGAAGACATTATAGTGTCAGTAATACTCGATAACTTAGACGTTACTGAAAAAGTAAAAAAAGCTATTCGTGAAGAATTCCTCAACGTACTAAACATTCTAAATTTTCAAAAAAGAGCTTACGAGATCTATAGGCGTTGGTACATTGATGGAAGACTATACTATCATGTAATCATAGATGAAAAAGATCTTAAATCAGGTATCAAAGAAGTAAGATACATTGATCCAAGAAAAATCAGAAAGATTCGTGAGATAGTAAAAAAGAGGACTCCAGGTTCTGATGGAAGTGATGGTTCATCAGTCATAGCTAGAACACAAAATGAATACTTCATGTATAACGACCGTGGCTTCAACTATGGTAACAAAGTTGTGGGTCCAGCTACTTCCGGACTAAAGATTGCTAAAGACTCCATAGTACACGTGACTTCTGGATTGACTGATACTCAGGGCACAATG